TAAATTTCTTAAACGCGATATTTTATCCGTTAATCTAATAGCTAACCCAGTTAATGAGAATTTTTTATCATCGCTATTATTAACGATATCTCCGCCTAATGATATGTTATTTAACCCATAGTCCATATGTTTAGCCGCAAACATTGCATACATTTCGGCTTGAATTTGTTTGAATTCTTTAGACAGTTCTGGGTATTCTTTTTCAAATACTTTAATTGTTAATTTTTCTGAAATGCCTGATTTGGCATTCATAATTTCTCTATCGCTCATAACTTTTTCTATTTCTTTTGCGTTATTACCAAAATGGCCTACATTTTCAAAATATTTGGATATTGAACTACCCATTTAGTAATCCTTTAGTATTAAAATATTTATCTAACGCTGATAATCTATCATCAGCATCTACTAACATAATAAGTGCTTCTTCAGCATTCTTATAAAAGTCTCCGGTTGAATGGTCTCCAATACCCACTGCTTTATTACCTAATAACTCGAGTGATAATAATGCTTTTGCTTTATCTGCTTGTGCCGATAAACGTAACATGTTTACTAATTTGCTCATTTTAATAATGGTTTTATTTCTTTTGTGTTTAATCCTCTATTCGATAATATACAATTAATTTGTGGGGTATCCAACAAAGTTATGTATTCTTTTGCTTCTTTGCTTGAACATTGAAAATTATTTTTAATATGGTTAACTAAATCCGTGTTTGGTTGTTTTACCTTAGATTTAATATATTTACTCCATTTATTATTTTTAGGAATAAATTCTCTATATATATTATAAATCATTCTCTTTTCCTGTGGAGGAAAGTCTTGAACATAATTTACAACTTCTATATAATCAGGATTCATAGATAAAAACCTATGTATCATATAACTATTCCAAACCTCCCAATCTTTATCTGTAAAAGATTCAACTGGGGGTTTGGTGTTATTAATTGCTTTTAACCAATCAAAGATGGATTTCATTAAAGGATATGATCTTTATATTCTTCTCTTAATTCTTTTGGAATAGATGATTCTAGTATTTTTTTACTTGTTGTATCATAAAATACTGGAATTGGTAGAAGTGCATCTTCATCTGTACCCATTACAAATTTAGATACTGTTCTTAATAATACTCCTTGGGTAAATAAAACACCCCCATCAAAATTTTCGATAGATGTTGTGTTTTTTAAATCAATTGGTGGTTGTTGGACTTGTTGTTGCATAATTATTTATATTTTATTAAAGTTTGAATTAATGACATTATATTTATTTCCTTGTCAATACGGAAATTTGCTTTATATTGGTGTTCGTTTATTGCTAATACTGCTGTACCTTCTTTATTTTTATAATATTCAGATGAACGATCATAAAGTGCTCTAAATAATTCATCAAAATCATCTACATTAGCATTTGCTATTATTTGACGTATAGTATTAAATGATGATACCTTATTACCTTTAGACAATTCATTAATAACTTTATCTATATAATTAGATGATACTAGTATAGATTTATCTAATTTTAAATCATTATCTATGGTAGATAATTGTATTGTATTAATGCATTTACGTAAATCCGGATAATATTGATTAACTAGAGGTACTAGGTCTTGCATTTCGTACCTAATTTTTTCTTGTTCTAAAATCCAAGATAAATGTCTAGCTACATCCTGTTTTGTTGGAGGTACTATTTTTAAGACATGACATCTTGATTGTAAAGGATCAATAATACGCTCTACAAAATTACAAGTCATTATAAACCTAGTAGTGCGCGAAAACGTTTCAATGATATTACGGAGAGAAGCTTGAGCTTGAATAGTAAGAAAATCAGCCTCATCCAAAATAATAACTTTAAGTGGTTTAAACGAAGCCACACTAGCAAACCCCTGTACCTTATCTCTAATAGTTTCAATCCCTCTTTCATCAGAGGCGTTGATATAAAGATGATCACAATCAAGGTTTTTAACAATAAGTTTGGCCAAAGTTGTTTTTCCTGTCCCAGCAGGTCCATAAAAAATAAGATTTTGTATGTCATTTTGATCTAAATATTGAGCAATTGATTTTTTAATGCTCTTATTACCAACATAGTTCTCTAACTCAGATGGTCTATATTTTTCTACTAATAAACTATTCTCCAAACTCGCCATAAATTGAATATTTCTTTATTGGTTCTATTGTAACTAGTATTTCTTCCGAGTCAATAGCATATAGTTCACTTTTTAAGGGTGCTAATCTATATTCACCTTTAAATCCTGCTTTCGTCATATAAGCCTCAAGTGTATCTGTAAGGGATTCATGTAATGGACCATTAGGTTCATTTGCAACTAATCTCCATTTATCACCTGGTGGTACTCGTCTAGCTATTAAAATGCTAGTTTCTTCGATTTCTGTTTTTTGTTTTGGTTCCATGTATATAATATACGAAAAATAAATGGGAAGGCCAAGCCTTCCCAATTAAATAGTTAATGATTACTTAGATTCTGCTACAGATGCTTTCTTATAATCTGTAATTAGATTCTTAATTTTCATTGCTGCTTTACGAGCACGTTGTTGAGAAGCTTTTGTAGTTCCTACGTGTTCTGCTGATAAGGTGTTGAAGTTTTCTTCAATTGCCTCGAATAATTCTTGTTTTGTCATTTTTACTTATTTATTGATTATTAATTATTAATTTACATCATTCCCATCATTGGGTCCATTTGTTGTTGTTTATCATCACTTGGTTCGTCTACCACAGTACATTCTGTAAGTAATACTGTACCTGCTACTGAAGCTGCATTTTGTAATGCTGTTCTTGCTACTTTAGTTGGGTCAATAATACCAGATTCTTTCATATCAACAGTATTATCGGTTTTAATATCATATCCTAACCAACCATCATTTTTAGAATTAACTAACCCATCAGCTATAATTTGTGCTTTAACTGAATCATGACCAGCATTAACTAAAATTTGATTAAAGGGTTTGGCACAAGCTTGTTTTACAATAGCTGCTCCTGTTGAATTAACTTCTATATCTGAAGATGCATATAATAATGCTGTTCCACCTCCTGGTATTATTCCTTCTTCAATAGCAGCTTTTGTTGCGTGTAACGCATCATCAACTCTATCTTTTTTCTCCCTCATTTCAGTTTCAGTATTACCACCTACATGGATAATCGCTACTCCTCCTGTGAATTTCGCAAGCCTTTCTTGAAGTTTTTCGATTTCGAACGGTGTTGCTGCTTTATTGATTTGTTGCTGTAATTCTTCAATACGTGCTTCAATTTGTTCAATTCCTCCTTTTCCATCTACTATTGTTGTTTCTTCTTTTCCTATTGTTGCTGTTCTAGCTTCTCCAAACCATTCCCAAGAAAATTTATCAAGCTTCATTCCTTTTTGTTTATCAAATACTACTCCACCAGTAGTGATAGCAATATCTTCTAATACTAATTTACGTCTGTCACCAAAATCTGGGGCTTTAACAGCACATACTTTCATTGTACCTCTCATCTTATTAACAATAAGAGTTGCTAATGCTTCATTATCAATATCTTCAGCAATAATTAACAAAGATTTTGCTTGTGCTGATACTGCTTCTAGTACAGGTAATAATTCTTTTACTTGAGTTAATTTTTGATCCGCAATAAGAATTAGTGGGTTGTCTAATGTAGCAGTCATGTTGTTATTATTAGTAACAAAATAAGGAGACTTATACCCTCTATCAAACTGTAACCCTTCAACAGTTTCTAAGTAAGTTTCCCCTGTACGAGATTCTTCAATATGAACAACACCTTCTAATCCTACTTTTTCTATAGCAGTTGAAATTAGTTTTCCGGTTTCTGGGTCATTATTAGCAGAAATAGTTGCAATTTGTTCTAATTGTTCTTCACCTGAAATATCTTCTGATATGTTATTTCTAAGATTGTTAACTATTTTTTCTACAGTTGAGTCAATATCCCTTTTAATTTGTACAGCATTTTCATTATTATTTAAGGCATTTAACCCTGCTTTAACCATTTCCCGGGCTAATAAAGTAGATGTTGTTGTACCATCACCTGCTTTTTCAGCCGTTTTAATAGCAGCTTGTTTTACTAACTGTACACCTAATTCTTGATTAGGATCTGATAATGTAATTGATTTTGCTACTGTAACTCCATCTTTTGTTGATTGAGGTGCTCCTTGTGGGTTAGAAATTACTACATTTCTACCATTGGGTCCTAATGTTGATACTACTGCATCTGCTAGGATATCAATTCCTTTTACTAAATTGGTTCTTGCTTCAGAACCTAATATAACTTGTTTACTCATTTTCTTTTTCGTTTTGATTAATTTTGGCTAAAATTTGATTTTCTGGCCCTACATAATATTCATCTCCCTTATAGGGTAATTTAGTAAAACCCTGTGTAGGTAAGACTACTATGTCTCCTACTTTACTGATTGTTGGGACAAAAGTTCCCATTAAAGTACTTTGACCGGGTCCAACAGATATAACTTCTCCTGTTTGGTTTTTTTCATTCCCTAAATCGGGTACGATAATTGAACCATAAGTACTTTCTTCGGCTTCAATTGGTTTTACAATAACTGCATTAAATAACGCTTCTAATTCCATCTGTGTAATTTTTAATATTAGTACTAATTTTTGTATAATCGTTAATATATTCTTCTAAACTGTTGTAATTTTCAGTAGATGCCTGTAAGTTAGCTATTTTTTGCAGAGCTTGTTCTAACTTTGCAAAATAGTATAAGGATTTCTCATACGTTTTAGCATTTCCTTTAGATCTAAAATGAGATGCATCCGAAGTTACATTTTGTTTTACAGTATAACTGTATTCATCCTTAGTAATAAAGTAAGGTTCTAGTAAAGGGTCGGTAATAGTCTGAATAGACTTTCGTTTTGTTGTCATATAACTTATTTATTTAGACGTGAATATACGAATAATATTGCGCTAGGACACGCTTTTTTGGTAAAACTTTTATTTTATTTTAATTGTTTTTGCTTTTTTAGATTCCG